ACATAAAGCTGCGTTCCATGCTGCTACTTACTACCAAACAATTGCGGATGGTGCCTTGCAGTGCAACTTCCTTCCATTCCAGAAGGCGTTCCGAAAGAGGCTGGCTTATGCCAGATTTATGTTCTCCACTTGGGAGACATTACGTCTTTCTTCGGCCCGGTCTGGGCTCCTCGTATCGATGGAGCGTCAACGACGAATGGTGGAAGATATTCTCTGTTACCCAGAGGCCTTTGCATATAACCTTAAAGAAGGATATGCGGCCGTCCGAGGTAAGGTCTTCGGACAACTCGATTCCCAGTTCATTGGGAATTGGAAAAGGTTGTCCGACCGCCAGTTGCTTCTTATGTCAACTAACGGCCGCGCTCTTCCTGCCCCTTTACGGAGCTCGGGCGCTGTGGAGACCTACATCGAGCGGCAAACAAAGCCCCTGGATACAGATATAACCCGGTTCAAAGCCTGGGTCGAGGGTTGGGTAGATGCCCATTTCCCGCGGGAGGTTAAAACCTCTCTCCAGTTAACTGGACATGGCTGCGTTGAGTTTACGCGCAGTCAAGGCGGGATACCGCGTGCTATTGCTCAGGTGATTGCTTATCAGCAACACGTTGAGCGCATACGGCCCCCGGACCATAGTTTTGGATCGGATTATGTGTTCCCACTAGGTACACACTTGGTGCAGCCTCATTTAGCTGGCCAAGTACTTGCCCGGTGGGAACTCCTCTTGGCAGGATCGGTTAACATCTTAAGAAAGATGACTAGCTTTCCTCCTGCCATCCCCGTTTCCGCCCCTGAGAGAGGGCTAAAGGAACGGGTTCCTACCAAGTCCATTGTCCCCGTGATTGTTATCGCTGGGATGCTGAGATCTTTGGTTCAGCCCCTGCTGGAATCCGACCCGCGCATTGCGCCGTCGATTACTTCAGGGGATCCATTGCGGCACCAAATAGGCCGCGCCGGGGTTATTTGGCGCAGCCTAGATTTGACGACCGCGACGGATAATCACTCCTTTGAAATGACACGTTGCCTTTACGACGCTGTGCTCCGGAGGTGTCCTAAACACCTCCAGTTTCTAAAGGAGTTTATTCCCATTATTGTGGGGCCTCGTATTCTCGTGAGGAAAGAATACCCAATACCTGCCTTTGGTAGAACACCAGAGGGCAGGATTGGGCCTTTCTTCCCCCACGAG